TGCTTGCCGCGAGCCGGTCCATGCCAGCTCTCCTGCGGTTACTGAGCAGCGCCACGCGCTCTGCGAATACGAATTGCTTGAGGCTGCCGGATCAGAGTCTGGATATAGAGTGACGCCACGAGGGAACGCTTACGTTGAGGCCTTGTGCAGCATGCCAATCCCGGTTGCGAAGTGGGTAATCCCTGATCGCGAGGAGGCGTGATGAAAACCCGCCCCACTCAAATCATAGAACTACGTCTCCAACGCTTAACCGCATCCATGAACCACAAGGCGGTGAAGCCTATCGATAAGAAGCTGGTCAAGAAGCTTTGTCGGCAATTGGAATACGAGGACAGGCTGGATCGGAGAGCGTCATGAGTGAACTTCGGGAAATCATCCACTCCATCACAGAAGAACCAAGCATGAGCGATCCTGCTGTTGGCATCCCCATGCGCCTTGCAAGCGTCCTGAACGAAATGGACGAGATCATGTGCGCCTGCCGTGAGCATGGTCCGATTGTTGAGTCCGAGCTTATCACAGTCGGCCAGATCAAGACGCGATGCGAGATCATCCTGTCGTTCTTCTACATGCGCGATGCTGGCTTGCGCGTAATCGGTCGGGGGCATTGATGAAAACCGCCCTCGAAATCTACGACGATCTTTGCCGGCCATTCACCAACGAGGAAATCGACTGGCGTATCGGCTCGACCAACGGTGACAAGACCAAGGGCATGGCGCTGGCGTATATAGACGCCCGCGCTGTGATGGAGCGCCTTGATACGGTTTGCGGCCCTGACGGGTGGCAGAACAATAACGTATTCGGCCCCGGCGGCACTGTGGTTTGCAATCTCGGCATCCGCATGGGCGACACCTGGATTTGGAAGGCGGACGGCGCAGGTGCCACGGACGTTGAAGGAGAGAAAGGCGCGATCAGTGACGCTCTCAAGCGCGCTGCCGTGCGCTTCGGCGTCGGTCGGTATCTGTACGAACTGAAATCGCCATGGGTCGCCATTGTGGCCGCTGGCCGCTCCTATCGCATGGCAGACGATGCCCGCAAAGAACTCGACAGGGTTCACGAGACATTCTGCGAATCCAGCGGATGGGGCATTCGCGCCGGGCGCGTTGCTTACAGCTTCGCAAATCAGGTGGTGAAGCATTTCGTCACTGATGCTGCGTCGGCACAAGAACTCAAGGATCGCAACGCTGGAACCATCGCTCAGCTTCCCGTGGCGATGAGGAAACATTTGATCGAGACACTAGATCGCGTCGGTTCGCGGTCGCATCAGGAGGCTGCTGAATAATGGCTGACTATGACAACACAAATCGCGGCGCTTTGTGGCCCAACAAAGAGAAGGCCACTGAAACCCACGCCGACTTCACCGGAACAATCAATATCGAGGGCGTCGAGTACTTCCTCAACGGCTGGAAGCGCAAGGAAGGTGCAAAGGCTGGCGCTCCATCCCTGTCTGTATCAGTGAAGCGCAAGGACAAGCAGCCGAATGCGGGTGCATCGCAGACCAAGACGAACCCCGTCCAGAATGGCGCTCGCGACGACATGAATGACGATATCCCCTTTTGATGGAGTCCATGATGAAGCGATTACTTCTTCTTGCCGCCTGCTGCCTGCCATTGGCCGGATGCTACGACACATCAGATGGCGAAATGGTTGGGCAGATTACCTATTTCACTAAGCATGGCATTTTCTGCAAAACGTGGGAGGGGCAAGCAATTTTAGGAGGGATGCGGAAGGAAGCCCATCTTTCGTCCGACGGAAAATCATCAGTTACGTCGTCGGTAGCGAATACTGCGACGTTCACGGTAGAGGACTTGTCCCTGGTCCCAAAGGTGCAGGCAGCATTCGAGGCCGGCGCTCCTGTCAGGCTCCGATACAAGAAGGAGCTTATTACTTTCTGCCGTGCGGATTCTGACGACACGTTTCTCACCGCCGTTGTGCCGTGAACCAATGTCACGCGCCGACCTCACATTGCGAGACGACAGCGACCGCGCAAAAGCGGGACACTGGGTTCGTATTGCACCAGCGGGAACGCGCGTGACCTTCAAGAAGCCCAAGCGGACAATCCCGCAGAACGATTTGATGTGGTCCTGCCTAACTGATGTCGCCACGCAAGTCACATGGCACGGCATCAAGCTGACGCCAGAAGACTGGAAGTTCGTGTTCATGGACGCCCTTAATCGCGAACTTCGAATGGTGCCGAATATTGACGGGAGCGGATTCGTCAACTTGGGTCGGTCATCTTCCGATCTCTCCAAGTCTGAAATGACCGACCTCATAGAAATTATCCACATGTTCGGCGCGAACCACGGCGTGAAATTCCAGGATCGGGAGCAAGCGGCATGAGCAGATCAACTCCAGAATGGATCGCCAAGCACGACGATCAGTCAATTCCGCCGCGTGTTCGGCTGCGCGTATTTGAGCGCCACGGCGGCATTTGCCATCTGTCAGACCGCAAGATCATGCCGGGTGAGCCTTGGGACTGCGACCATATAGTCGCTCTCATCAACGGCGGGGAGCATCGCGAGTTCAATCTCGCGCCAGCCTTGCGCGACAAGCACCGCGAGAAAACGGCAGACGATGTTCGGCAGAAATCAGTTACCGCCGACAAACGGATGATGAACCTTGGAATTAAGCCCAAGCGCAAATCAATCCAGTCTGCTGGCTTCCGTCCATCAGCGAAACAACACAGCGCAAGCAGACCAGTATCTAAGTCCTTCCGCGCTTCTGTGGAGGTGGGGTCGTGAGCGCAACAACGTACATCCATGTCAATCGCAACACTATCTCATCCAATGCAAAGCATGGCACCGACAAGCCAGCCGTTCGTTTCCAGCGCGGAAAATACGGTAAGGCCACCTATGCCCACGAGGTAGAGATTGATGGTCCGTCCAGAGTCATTTACTCGCCAAAGGAGCATCTGCTGCCATGCGGAGCGCGGCTGGTAATAGCAACTGAGTCGAATGTGCTGGTGGTCAGATGAAACCCGCGCGAACGACACGAATTGAGTTCGATGTCCGTAAGGTTGAGCGCGGCCTTTGGACTTATGACATTTACGAGGATGGTCACTGCACCAACCGCGCCGCTGGCGAATGTCGTTCACGAAAAGAGGCATTCGCGAATGCGCGGCGATCTGTAGCGAACGAAGTCCAGGATGTTCAATGGTTAACAACCGAGCCGAGCCAGCGAGTTGGGGCAACCGGACATGATGCCGGTCAGCGTGGATGGAAACTCCACGCTGTACGCACTCAATCAAATAGCCTCAAAGAAATTCGTTTCATAGCCGCAGAATGCGGATTGCGGCCATCCCACGGATGGGGCTCGGACCTTTTCATTGAGGACAAGTGTGCACGCTGCATCTCCGCCCTTCTCAAAGCCACGGGAGCCTCATCATGACTTCCGGGGAGCATACGAAGGGGGCCGATCTTCTCGCGCTTGCAGAGTCTGAATGCGAACGGCTTCGCAAACTCGCTCATGAAGCGCCACTTAATCCATATCGCCTAGACGCAGACGGCCACCGCTGGGTGGAGTTGCAGTCCTATGCGTGGCGTGACCGAGCGAATGAATGGGTCAAAGCCTGCGACCATCGTGACAATCTCCGCGCCCTCACCCGTTTCCACGAGGCTCAGGCCGGGGGTGGAGCTTGAATGCCCGCGCCTATTACAACGAAATCGACAAGCACGCGGCTGACAGGCTTGAACTGCTCATCGACGCAGGACTCATTGCTCCTGGAATTGTCGATCGACGATCAATCAGAGATGTCTCCGCAAGCGACGTTCGAGGCTTTACCCAATGCCATTGGTTCGCCGGCATTGGCGGGTGGAGCCTCGCACTGCGACTTGGCGGATGGCCAGATGACAGACCTGCTTGGACTGCCAGTCTGCCCTGTCAACCCTTCTCAGTCGCGTCCGTCCACCCGGAAACTGCCGCCAAAGGTCAGGCCGACGATCGCCACCTATTGCCCGTTTTCCCCCCGCTCGTTGCAGAGTGCCGGCCTCCAATCGTCTTTGGAGAGCAAGTTAGAAACGCGATTAAGTGGGGTTGGCTCGACGAACTTTATGAATCTCTGGAAGCCATTGATTACGCCTGCGGGGCGGCAGTTGTGCCAGCTCTCTCTGTCGGCGCGAGACATGAACGCAAGCGGATTTATTGGGTGGCCAACGCCTGCGGCACGGGATGGACGGGACATCAGTCGGTCGAATGCCTTCCTTTCTCAGCGCAGACGGCACTCGCCCTCTATGGCGACCCGCTTGCTGGAGCAACGCGCGCCCTGGACGGTGATTACAGCGATCTACTGCCTTGCGATGGGCTTTCCGTCGTCATGGAACGCGCTGCGACCAAAGACTACGGCAATGCCATCGTCCCGCAAGTCGCGGCGCAATTCATCATCGCAGCATCAGAAGCCATCGGAGAATCAGCATGACCGCGCCTAGTGGAAAGCAGATTCTCGCGTGGAAGTTGGAAGAAATCATAACCCGGCGCGTCTTTGAAAAGCGCGTTGAAGGATACACTCTAGAAACGTCGCTCGAATTAGCTGAATGCGCCCTCCGCCTCGCCGCCACTCCCAGCGCGCGGGATGTGCGGGAAGCGTTGGAACAGTGCCGAAATTACATAGCCAGTCCACTTCGAATGTCGAGCGATGATGACGAGAAGAAGCGCAGGGATGGAATTGTTGCGAAGGCCGAAGCAGCCCTCTCCAATCTCGACGCGGCTGCACCGGCAGCGGGTGGGGATGCGGCACGAGACGCGTTGGCGAAGATAAACGACATTCGAAACTCGATAATCGGAACACACTCTCTAAACTGGTCAGAACACGTTTACCCGTTGGTAGCCGCGCTTGAAGCTGCTGGCTTCGAAGGAATGGAATATCCAGCGGCGCGTGAATACTACGGAACGCTCGTCGAACGCGCCGTAAAGGCCGAGGATGCGCTCGCTGCCCTACAGGCCCCGGCACATAGCGATGCTGTGCGACCTTCGCCTATGCCGCCTACTTCGGATCGCAGTTGGCTTGATGAAAAAAAGGACTATCTCGAAAGCGATCAAGATTGGGCGCGCGATAATGACGAAGCGATTGGCTGGCTCGCTGATAACCACGCGGCGATACGCGCCGCCCTCACCGCTCCGGCAGCTAAGGCCCCCGCAGTCAGCGAGGCAGACGTGGGGCGGCTGGTGAAGGCTTGCCGAAATATCCTTCCCTATCTGCGATGGACGATAGGCCCGGAAAGCCCCGGACACCATCCGACAATGCCAAGTGCCGTTGGGGCCTTCGAACATGCTGTAAACGAAGCTGCACTCATCCAATCCGCAGCCCAAGGCGGCGGGAACGATAATGACGAGATGGAAACCTGTATCGCCTGTGCGGTGCCCTTCGTTGATGGCGACATGGTTTATTGGGATGTCGGCGGCGGCCATCTTCATGAAGCCTGCTGCGGGCCGGAGAGAGAATGCTACGTCAATGCTGATGGAAATCCACTGAAGGATGGAGCCCCAATTCCTCGACCGCATGCGTGGCGGTCAGACCCACCATCACAGGAAGCCAGCGCGCCGAAAGGTGGTGTGTCATGATTCCAGGATGCAAGGTGTTCTTCCAAGGCGCGCTAT